CAACGACACCGTAACCGCGGCAATGGATTTCGCCCCGGGATGGCTGTCCGTCGCCGACGTGAAGGAGCAGCTACGGATCTCCGGCGCCGACACCGGCGACGACGAGCTGATCACCAGGTGCGCGGCCGCGGTCGAGCCGCAGGTGCAGCGGGCCCGCCCGGACCTGACGGTGCCGCCGGCGCCGGCCGGCCGCGGCCCGGCCGGCCGGTTCGTCGCGGCCGCCCCGGGCGTGTTCGCCCCGGACGCCGAGGTGTACCAAGCGGCGGTGATGCTGGCCGCCCGGCTGGTCCGCCGCCGCAATTCACCCGGCGGGGTCGAGTCGTTCGGCGAGAGCGTGACCTACGTGTCCCGGTACGACCCGGAGATCGCCCGGGCGCTGCGCACCGGGCTATGGGCGATGCCCGGTGTCGGATGACCAGCATCGCCGGGGCGGTGCAATCGGTGGTGTCCCGGCTGCTGGCCGGCGGTGTCCGCGCCACCCTGGACGAGCGGGACATTAACCCGCCGGCGGTGTACGTGGCGCCGCCGGTCATCGAGTGGCGTTTCGGCCGCGGCGATTTCACCGCCACGCACGTGATCTGGTGTGTGACCGGCGCCGCCGGCCGCAGCGTGGACCTGGCGAACCTGGGCGAGCTGGTGGACCGGGTGGCCGCCGCCCTGGACCTGGTCGCCGTCCGCGGCGAACCGGCGGACCTGCTGATCCCGTCCCAGGCGGGCCCGCTGCCCGCGTACCGGCTGACCTGGTCCGAACGCATCCGACACTGACTCTGACTGAGAGGCGAGAAACCAATGACCGCACCATCTTTGCCCACCACGACCGGGAAGCTCGGGCCCGGCGAGTTGACGATCGGCGCCGCCGGCGCCGCCGTTGACGTGTCCTGCCTGGTGAACAACGCATCGGTAGATCCGTCCAAGAATTCCACCGACCCGACCACGAAACTTTGCGGCCAGGTCCGCGCCGGCACCGTGTCCTACATCTACCAGCTGACCGGGAACGTGGACGTCGACGCCGGCGACGACGCCGGCCTGTTCGCCCTGTCCTGGTCCGCGCCGGGGTCGGTGCAGCCATTCACCTTCACCCCGTCGACCGCGCTCGGGGTGAAGGTGGCCGGGACCCTGGTGATCGACCCGCTGCGCCTGGGCGCCGACAACTACGGCGACGACCTGACCAGCGACATCGCGTTCGACATCGTCGGCCAGCCGGTCATCACCTACCCGGCGGGCCCGTGACCGGCGCGGCGGCCGGCGGTGTCACCGTCCGCGGGGTCGATCACCTACAGGCCACCCTGAACGCGGCGGCCGCCGAGCTGGGCGACCTGGCGGGTGCGCACGCCGAGGCGGCCCGCATCCTGGCCGCCGGCGCCGCCGCCCGGGCGCCGAAGCGCACCGGTGCGCTGGCCGCGTCGATCCGGGTGCAGACCGGCCGGCCGGTGCAGGTCTCGACCGCCCTGGTTTACGCCGGTGTGCAGGAATTCGGCTGGCCGGCCCGCCGCATCCGGGCCCGCCGGTTCATCCGGGACGCCGTGCCCGGCACCCGGGACCAGTGGCTACCGGTGTACGAACGGGCCGTCGCGGCCGCGCTGGACAAAGTGCAGGGGAGCTGACCGCATGGCCATCACTCAGGACGTCATCGTGACGATGGTCGACGGGACGGTGCATAAGGTCCGCCCCCGGTACGCCGACGCCGCCGCCTGGGAGCGCACCATTCAGAAACACCGGTGGGGCACGTTCGCCGAGAACGTCGTAAACGCGCAGGGTTTCGTCGCGTGGCGGGCCCTGAAACGGGACGGTGTGATCGGCCCGGACCTGACCTGGGAAGCGTGGCAGGACGACGTCGAGTCGATCGTGCCGGTCGACGACGACGACGCCGGGCCGGTCCCTACCCGGCCGGGTCCTATTCCCGGCTGATGGTCCAGTTGGCGATCGCGACCGGTATCCCGGTCGCGGTGTGGCTCGCCGAGGACGACGCCATCGTCGCGACCGCGGTCGACGAGCTGAACCGGCAGGCCGAACAACGAAAGGCGGGCACCCGTGGCCGGTAGCACCGCGCGGCTCTCGATCGAGGTGGTCGGCGACGCCGCCGACGCGCAGCGGGCCCTAGAGGGCACCGCGTCCTCCGCCGGGAAGTTCGACTCGGCGATGCGGAAGGCCGCCGTACCGGCCGGTATCGTCGCCGGCGGGCTGCTGGCCATCGGCAAGGCCAGCGCCGACGCGGCGTCGGACCTGGAGCAGTCCTCCGGCGCCATCGAAAAGGTGTTCGGGTCCTCGAACGCCGCGAAGGTCGCCGCCTGGGGTCGGGACGCCGCGAAGAATATGGGCCTGTCGACCGCCGCCTATGAGCAGTTCGCCGCGGTGTCCGGTGCCATGCTGCAAAACCTCGGGTTCGATTCGGACTCGGCGGCCGCGAAGTCGAATCAGCTGATTCAGACCGGCGCCGACCTGGCCGCCACGTTCGGCACCGACACCGCGACCGCCGTCGACGCTTTGGGCGCGTCGCTGCGCGGCGAGTACGACTCGCTGGAGCAATTCGGCATCAAACTGTCCGCCGCCGGCGTCGCCGCGCAGGTCGCCGCGGATGGCAACTCCGGCCTGACCGGGCAGGCTTTGCAGGCCGCGCAGGCGCAGGCCACCCTAGAGCTGATCACCCAGGGCGCGTCCTCCAGCCTGGGCGCCTACGCCGCCGAGGCGGACACCGCGGCCGGCGCGCAGCAGACCGCGAACGCGCAGTGGGAAAACGCCAAAGCGTCCCTGGGCGACGTGCTTACCCCGATCATCGCCGGCGCGTCGGCGAAGCTGGCCGAGCTGTTCGCCTGGGTCGAGCAGAACAAGGCATCGGTCCAGACCTGGCTGGTGGTGATCGGCATCGCCGCGGCCGCGATCCTCGCCTATAACCTGGCCGTGTCGCTGGCCGCGGTGGCCACCGGTATCTTCTCCGCCGCGGTCGCGGTGGGCCGCGGTGTGCTGTCCCTGGCCGCCGGCGCGGTGTGGCTGTTTAACGCCGCGCTGTACGCCAACCCGATCGTGCTGGTCATCGGCCTGGTGGTGGCGCTGCTCGCGGTGATCTTCATTTTCCGCGACCAGATCGCCGCCGCCGCCGGGAAGGTCCGGGAGTTTTTCGACGCGTTCCTTGGCGGTGGCGCGGTACTGGGCCCGATCGGCGGGGCGCTGCGCGGCCTGTCGACGCTGATCGGCGGGATCGCCGCGGCCGCGCAGTTCGCCGCGTCCCAGGTGCAGTCCCTCGTCGACGCGTTGTCGGCGTTGACCACGACGAAGGTCGCCGGGACCGCGGTGATCGCTCCCCGCGCCGCCGTCCCGGGCGCGCTGGGCGCCCTGGCCGGTGCCGCCCCGCTGGCGTTGTCCGGCCCGGCCGCCGGCCCGCCGGCGTTCACCCCGGCGGCGTCCTCGCTGCTGCCGGCGCTGTCCGGCGCGGCCGGCGCGTTGGGCCCGGTGACGGTCATCAATGTGACCGGCGCGTTGGACCCGGACGCGGTGGCCCGGCAGATCGACTCGATTCTGCGGGCCCGCGGCCGCCGCGCCGGCCCGGTGATCCTGTGACCGGGCCGCGGCCGTCGTTGCCGCCGTCGTGTGTGCTGTGGGTGGACGGTGTCCGGTACGCCGACGGGCAGCCGGCCGAGTCCGATACCGAACCGGTGGTGTTGTCCGGGCTGCGGGTGACGTGGGGCCGGGACACCATCCTGGACCAGCCGGCGCCGGCGTCCTGCACCTTCACCGTCCTGGACGCCGGCGGTCCGCCGCGGTTCACCGACCGCTTGCACGTCGGTGCCCGGGTGCAGGTCCGCGCCGACGCGCTGATCTACCCGGACCCGACGGTGCCGACTATCACCGATCCTTCTTTCGAGGCCCGGCCGGCCGGCACCGTGCTGTCCGTGATCGGCGTCAACGCCGGCCCGGTGACGGTGCGGACCGCCCCGGTGCACACCGGCGCGCACGCCGCCCGCCTGGAGCCGGTGGACGCCGCCCGCCGGGTCCGGGTGATCTTCCCGCCGGCGGACCTGAGCACCGACCGCGACCCGGCGGCGTGGGACGCCGTGCCGCGGACACTGCCCGGTCAGTCTTGGCGGTTCGGCGCCGCTGTGCGGGTCCCTGCCGCGCTGGCCCCGGTCGCCGGGGTGATCCTGCGCCCGGCGGCGTTTTCGACGCCGTGGGACTCCCCCGGTGTCACCGTGCTGCCGGCTGAGGCGACCGCCGGCCCGCCGGACGCCGCCGGCTGGTCGGTGTTCAGCGGGCTGGTCACCCCGCCGCCCGGTGTGTGGCTGGGCCTGGCCCTGGACGTGTACCCGACCGGCCCGGCCTGGGCCGAGGTGGACCCGCCGGCCCTGACCTGGCAGCAGCTGCCGGCCGCCCTGTCCTGGGCCGACCTGGCGGCGACCATCGTCGACGATCTGCTGCTGCTGGCGCCGGCCGCCGGCGCCGCCCTGGCCGGTGAGGTCTTCACCGGCCGGGTGACCGACCTGGTCGCGCAGTGGGACCCGGCCGCCGCCGCGACGCTGGTCAAGGTCACCGCGCAGGATGACACCGCCGAGCTGGCGAACCGGTACGTCGGGGCGCAGCCGTGGCCGGCGGAGGCCCTGGCCGCCCGGTTCGACCGGATCCTGACCGCCGCCGGGCAGCCCTTGGCGCGCACCGTGGCGCCGTCGGTGGCCGCCGTCCCGGTCACCTACCGGGACGTCGACAACCAACCGGCGGCCGGTCTGCTGGCCGAGCTGGCGCAGTCCGTCGCCGGTGTGCTGTGGTCCGCGACGTCCCTGGTCACCGGGCCATACCTGCTGCTGGAGGACACCGCCGCCCGGCCGCCGCTGCTGCTGCTGACCCGCGGCGCCGACCTGGTGGTGCGGATCATCGTGGCCCCGGTGGTCGGCGCCCGCGGGATCACCGTGTCGGCGTGCGACGTGCTGCTGGAGCCGGTCCGCTGGGAGCAGGACTCCACCGACACCGCGACCCGGGTCGCGGTCGGCTGGCAGGAGCAGACCGTTGACGACAAGGGCCAACCGAAGCCGGTCGGCCGCACGGTGACCGCCGTCGACCAGGCCGCCGAGGCCGCCACCGGCCGCCGCCGGGTGCAGGTGTCGACCGAGCTGGCGGCCGCCGCCGCCGCCGTCGCCGTCGCCGACGCGCTGCTCGGCCGGTTGTCCGCCGGCGGGTGGCGGGTCGGTGGCCTGACCTACCGGCTAGAGCCGGACGACCTGCTCGGCCCGGCCGCGCTGGCCGCGGTGATGACAATCCTGGACGGCACGACCCGGCTGGGCCTGCCGATTCTGCTGACCGACCTGCCGGACTGGTCGCCGGCGCCGCTAACCGCGTCCGTGCCGCTGTACCTGGAGGGCGCCAAACTGACCAGCACGGCCGGCCGCTGGGAGCTGGACCTGATCACCAGCTCGGCGGCCGCGACCGGGTCGGCCGCGGCGCCCTGGGAGCAGTTGCCCGGCCCGTGGCAGTGGGTGCAGTTCGACCCGGTCATCGGCTGGGCCGACCTGGCCGGCGTCGGCGTCGCATGATCCAACACACACGCAGGGAGAACCGTTATGCCAGGGATGACCGCCGGTGGGCTGCCGTACCCGTTGCCGAGCGAACCGGTCCGGGACGGCGCGGCCGCGATCCGGGACCTCGCCGAAGCGATCGAGGCGCGCGGCGGTGGCCGGGAGGTCCGCGCGTTCCGGGTCCTGATCACCCCGGACGGTGGCGGGACGTTCTCGCAGCTGTTCCCGGGCGGGTCGTTCAAGGCCGGGACGGTGCCGAACGTCACCGTCACCTGTGAGAGTTCCGCATCCGGGATCGTGGTTTTGGTGGGCTTGCAGAGCCTCGATGCCAATGGGTTCAGCGGGGCGGCGATGCAGACCAGCATCGGCGCGTCCGCGGTCCGCGGTAGCCCGTTCTGGGCTCAGGTCATCGCTGTCGGACAGAAGCCGTGATATCGCCGTCGGGCCGCTCTAGGCCGCGGCGGCCGCGACCCGCCGCCGGCGGCCCTGGTCGCCCTTCACGTAACGGATGGTAGTGGCCGGTGAGGCGTGCCCGAGAAGTTCTTGGACGCTGAGTAGGTCCCCGGTTTCCCGGTAGATGACCGTGGCGTACCGGTGCCGCAGCTGGTGCCCGGTGACCCGGCCGTCGGTGCCGCTCAGCGCCAGCCTGAGCAGCCGGCCGGTGTGCGCCGGTGTGAGGTGACCGCCCCGCCGGTTCGGGAAGAGCCAGCCGGCCGGCGCGGCCCGCAGCGTGGCCGCCGTCGCGGGCAGCAGCGGCACGTCCCGGTCCTTGCCGCCCTTGCCGTGTACGGTGAGCGACCAGCCGTCCAGGTCTTCCACCAGGTCCCGGGTGTGCGCCTGGGCGATCTCCCCGCGGCGCAGCCCGTGCCGGGACCCCAGCGCGATCATCAGCGCCAGCCGCGGGTCGGCGGCCGCCAGCGCGGCCGCGATCGCCGCTTCCGGCGCCGGCCGGGGCCGGATCGGCGCCGCCGGCACCTTCCGCAGCAGCCGTGACGGGTCGTGGCCGCTCAGCCCGGACGAGTGGGCCCACCCGTAGAACGAGCGCAGCGCGGCCCGGTGTGAGCGGATCGTCTCGGCCTGCCAGCCGTGCCCGCCGACCCACGACGCGGCCGCGGCCGCGTCGACGTCGAACGGGCCCAGGTGCCGGTGGTCCCGGGCGAACCGGCGCAGCTGATAGAGCCGCAGCTCCAGGGTCGCCGCCCGGACCGCGCCGGCGAGCAGCCACCCGGACCAGCCCTCGATGGCGTGGCCCCAGTCGGCCGGAACATTGCTGATGCTGGTCTTCCTGTGCACGCGCGGTTTCCCCCTGAAATCTTTCCTGCCTGGTGATTGACGATGATGTGACGGCCGGGGCCGCGGCGCATCACGCGCCGCGGCCCCGTTTTCTTTCCGGTCGCCGGCCCCCGAATGTTCTTAATCAGCCGGTTAAGAGCTATTCCGGCGGGCCGCTGAGCTGCTCGCCGGAATAATCGTCGTCGGGATCGAGCGAATAGTCGTCGTCGCCGGCGTCGGCCGGCCGGGACGGCAGGCTGCTGGACCAGAACGGGTTCCGATACGGCGGAAGGTCGGCCGTGCTGCCGTCCGCGGCCGCCGCGCCGGCCGTGTGGCCGTGCTGCCAGGCGATCAGGTAGACATCGGCGAGCCGCTCCCGCAGCGTCTCGTCGTCCGCGGCGGCCCGCGCCAGGTCCTCGATCACCTGCAGATCGCCGACCAGCACGCCGTCGCTCACGTCGTCGCTCACGTCGTCGCTCACGCCGCGACCCGCCGGTGATGTTCTAAATCAGCGGGTTCGGGGTTCGAGTCCCTGATGGCGCACAGCCATTCGTAGGGCACCCCGGTCCGCAGCGCCCACAACCGCAGCGATTGCGTGTTCGGCACGATCCGGCCGCCGGTCCAGTTGCCCACCGTTCCGCGCGTCACGCCGAGATAGTCGGCCATCTCCGCGACTCCCATTCCGGCCCGTCGCAGGGTGATCGCCAGAGCCTCGTCAAGGCTGAGCCGTAGCTGAAAATCTGTCGTCATGCGTCAAGTGTGACACGTTCGCGGCGTGGTGAATCAACGCACGCGGGCGTGTCCTACGCCGATCGGGTTGTCCGATGCGCAATCATGCGCGCTATGGCGAACGACGATGATCTGATCGGTACGACAACCGCCGGCGAACTTCTGGACATCAGTCCGTCGATGGTTGTCCGGTGGACCAATGCAGGCCTGCTGCCGCTCCGCGGCCGCATCCGCACCGGCACGGCGGGAGGCAAAGGAACGATGGTCTTCGAGCGCGGCGCGATCGAGGCCATCGCCGAGCAACGGCGCCGCAACGCCGCCGCGCTGCCCGACGACCGGGTCGAGATCGTCGAGATCGCCGAGTAGCCCCCCAGTGTCGTCACCGTTGTTGAGCGCCGATCAGATCGCCGAGCTGGCCGCCGCGCTGTGGGCCGCCCGGTCGGCCGCCGCGGATGATCCGGCCCGGCCGACGCCGGCCGACCGGCCCTACACCCCGGCGCTGATCATGGGCGGCGTCGATCAGTGCCCGCATGGTGTGCAGCGCGGCCGGCGGTGCCGGCCCGGGCACGGCACGCCCGGCTGTCCGCTGTGCCGCGCCGACTACCTGGCCGCGGCCCGGGACCTGTCCCAGCACACCGCGCCTTGTGTGCCGATGCCGGCCGCGCTGCGCGCCGAGCTGGACCGGCGCTGCTCGACCCGCGACCAGGGCGCCGAGTGACCGCCGCGAGAGTTCACCTGCTGCTGCCAGGTGCCCGCGATCGCGCCCGCTGCGGCATCCTGGCCGGCCGGCTGCCGACCACGCGGGATCTCGACCTCGTGACGTGCTCTGCCTGCCTACGCCGGCGCCGGCCGCTGCACGGCGATCGCTGCGACCTACCGGTGAGCGGCGCGGCCGAGTACGCAATGGCCACAACGCTTGTCGGCGGTGTCCGCCGAGAGATCCTGCCGTGCGAATGCTCCGCGCTGATAATCGCCGGCATTGACCACACGTGCGACCCGGACGACCGGCCGGACGGTGGTGCCATCTGGACCTGACCTCGATCGGTAAGGCGGCGCCGGACGCGGCTGCTCGCTGGTGGTGCGGCGCCGGGCGGCTCGATCCCGTCGCCGGTAGCTGGCAACCCCTCACGTTGGGCGGCGCTCAACCAAACACCGATCGAGCTTCGCTCTGTTTCTTGTCTTAAAAGCCAAACCAACCTAGTTGGTTTGGGAAGAGATCGTTACGTTAGGTAACGCGCGTTGCATTCCGATCCGTTGCGGCGCAAGAGTTTTCGTCCACAATTTCGGTCCACAATCGGTCCACAACCAAGACGCATGGAAAGGGGCCGGTGGCGCTGTCGGCGCCGGGTGGTATGACCGTTGGTGTGTTGGCCGAGATTCATCTGGTGCCGCTGCTGCCGCGGCGGTCGGTGTCCGCGGCCGCGGACCGGGCGATTGACGAACCGACGGTGATCCGGCTGTGCGTGGATGAGTCGCTGTGCCTGGTGATGTCGCCGGCGGTGGCCGAGGACGTGGCCGATGCGCTGATCGGCGCGCTGGCCGAGCTGGCCGACCGGCCGGCGGTGTGGGTCAGTGCGTGATGCCGATCTCGCACCGGTACGTCGCCGCTGTCCGCGCGGCCGCCGATTGTGTGCACGGCCAGCAGGGCGGGGACCTGGTCCGCCCGTGGACCTCGACGCCGGCGTGCGCGCTGTGCCGCCGCCGGCACCCGGTGCACTGGCGGTGGCTGGACGCCGCCCCGCCGCCGCCGCGCAACGTGACGCCGATTCACGGCACCCGAACGCTGTTCGACCCGCGGCGGCCCTGACGTGCCGGCCCGCCGCGGCCCGGATGGTTACCTGCTGCGGCAGAGCGGCCGGCCCCGGTGGGGCGGGACCAGGTCCCGCGCCCTGGTCGCCGCGGTGCTGGCCCGGGACCTCGACCCGGCGCTGGGGTTCGCGCCGTGCCGGTGGTGCGGTGCGCCCGCGACCAGCGCGGACCACTACCCGGTGCCGCGGTCCGACGGTGGCCCGGACACGCTGGACAACCTGGTCGCCGCCTGCCTGCCGTGCAACGTGGCCCGCGGTGTGCAGCTGGCGCAGCAGCGGCGCTCACCGCCGCCGCCGTCCCGGCCCTGGTTCTGATAAGAGAGTGAGGACGCCCCGTGAATGGATCAGACCAGCCGGCTGACGCTGAGCTGCTGCGCCAGCTCGACGCCAAGCTGGACCGGATTCTGGAGCTGCTGGACCCGGGCCGCCGCCACGTCGGTAACCCCTCGCCGCCGCGGCGGCCCGGGCCGCGGGAACAATCAGGCGATCTCGGCTGATCGCGCGATGAGGGCCGGCCCGGACCGGTGGCGGTGGCGGCCGGTGCTGTGGTCGCTGCTGCTGCTCGGCTGTCTCGCCGTAATGGTGCGCGGTGATCGTGATCGCGTTCGCGATCATCGCCGCGTGGTTCGGGCCCTGAGATGCGTTGCCCGGCACCAGGTTTTTTGAGCCGGCGCCCCCCTAGGCTGAAGCTACCCTTTAGCCTTGTGTGTCTTCCCGTGGGACCGCGCCGGGCCCCCGGAACCGGCACAGTGTGCGCCCCGAAGCGGTCCCGCGCGGTTTGCGCCCGGATCGGCGCCGGTCGGCGTGCGAGGATGGTGATCTGATCCGATCGAGCCGAGGCGGTGGCGGTGCGTGGCAACCGATCCGTTGTTCGCGGCGCTGCCCGGCCCGGCGGGCCCGCTGCGCCGGCTGCTGGACGCCCGGATCGCCGAGCTGACCGACCCCGACGGCGCCGCCGAGCTGCCGGCGGACCTGGTGCACGTGGTCCGGTCGCTGGCCGACCGGATCGACGACGCGAACGCCGGCCGGCAGGTCCGCGGGTTCGTCATCCTGACCGCCGAGTACCGGGCGGCCCGCGGTGACCTTTTCGCCGGCGTCGACGACTCTGGACCCGACCCCCTCGACCTCGCCCTGGCCGAGTTCCGTGCCGCCGAGGCGGGCCACCCCCCGGGACCCGTCCCGCAGCACTGACGGCGCCGCCGGCGCGTTCGTGGCGCACCTGCACGGCCGGCCGTGGGTCACCTGGCAGCGCGCCGCGGCGGACCTGATCGGCGAGCTGACCCCGGCCGGCCGGTACGCGTATCCGGTCGTGGTGATCCTGGTCCCCCGGCAGTGCGGCAAGACGACGTTCGCGTTCGACCTGGCGCAGGGCCGTTGCCTGGAGCATCGCGACTACCGGGTCGCGTACACGGCGCAGACCGGGCACGTCACGACCGAGCGGTTCGGCGAGCGGATGGCCGAGCTGGCCGGTACCGCCCTGGCCCGCCGGGTGCAGGCCCGCCGCTCGCAGGGCACCGAACGGATGAGCCTGGGCCGCGGGTCCTACCTGAAAGCGTTCCCGCCGCGGGACGGCGCGCTGCGCGGGTCCGCCGTGGACCTGGTGATCATTGACGAGCCGCAGGAGATCGACGCCGACCAGGGCACCGCCCTGGACCAGACGATCCTCCCGACGTTTACCACCCGGCCCCGCCGGCAGCTGATCCTGATCGGCACCGCCGGTAGCGACCGGTCCGCGTTTTTGGCCCGTTACCTGGCGATGGCCCGGGCCGGCGCCGACGGTGTCGCCCTGGTCGAGTACGGCGCCGACGTCGACGACGACCCGACCGACCCGGCCGTCTGGGCCCGGGTGCATCCGGGCCTGGCCGCCGGCCTGACCGACCCCGAGGCGCTCCGCTCCGCCCTGGCCGTGATGGGCCCCGCCGGGTTCGCCCGGGAGTACCTGAACGTCTGGCAGGCGGCCGGTGATCGGATCATCCCGGCCGCCGACTGGGCCGCGATCCGTCACCGTGACGCAATCCCGGCCGCCGGTGTGCCGCCGGTGCTGGCCGTTGACGTCGCGGTGGACCGGTCGGCGGCCGCGATCGTGGCCGTCTGGCCCGACGCCGCCCGCCGGCCGGTGCTGGAGGTCATCCGGTACGCGCCCGGCGTGTCCTGGGCCGCGCCGGCGCTGGCCGAGCTGGCCGCCGGGCACCGGGTGCCGCTGATCCTGGCGACCGGGTCCGGGCCGGTGGCCACGGTGACCGAGGACGCCGCCCGGCTCGGCGTGACCGTGTCCACCCTGACCGATCGGGAGTACACGGCGGCGTGTGCGACCCTGCTGGACCGGGTCACCGACCGGGTGATCGCGCACCGCGGCGAGCCGGCGTTGGACGCGGCGGTCGCCGGCGCCGGCCGCCGCACCGTCGGCGACGGGTGGGCCTGGTCCCGCCGCACCTCGACCGCCGACGTCTGCCCGCTGGTCGCCGCCACCCTGGCCCTGTTCGGGCACGGCCGCCGCCCGGCGCCGGCGGTCCG